ACACTGGCTCCCAGTCAGCGGCAACCAACACTGGCGACCGGTCAGCGGCAACCAACACTGGCGACCGGTCAGCGGCAACCAACACTGGCTACCAGTCAGCGGCAGAAGTTTCTGGATCGCACTCTGTGGCTGCATCACTAGGTATTGAAGGCAAGGCGAGAGCATTTGAAAGTGGTGCAATTGTTCTCTGTTATCGCGATGAAGATGGTGAGTTAATTCATATCCGTGCCAGCAAGGTTGGCGAGAACGGTATAGATGCTGGGAAGTGGTATCAGCTTAATGAAAATGGTGAGTTTGTAGAGGCCGCATAGTCGGCCTTCTTTTGGCAGCAAGCCACAGAGGTGAATATGAAAAGATTTGAGGGAAGTCCAGCGCCTTGGAGAATTAACGGCGTTGATTATCACGATTACGGATTAATCGATGCTGAAGGCGGCGAAATTATGCTTCTCAAAGCTGAGTGTGAGCGAGATGACCATAATGCCACGTTGATAGCAGCAGCTCCTGATTTGCTCGAAGCTCTGCAAAATATGATTGGCGCTTTCGATAACCCAATTGCGCGAAGAAAGTTACCTAGTGATTTTAATTCTGAGGCAATTCAAAGCGCTCGCGCAGCCATCAGCAAGGCTCTGGGGGAGGAGTGATGAAAACAGTACGAGTGACAATTGAAACGTCATGGGTGGGCGCTAACGAGGTTGTCTATATCGAGGTCGATGATGATGCCACGGATGAGGAAATCGCAGACGCAGCTCACGAAGAGTTTCTAAATTATTGCGGGTATGGATATTACGTAGTTGGCGAGGAAGAAAGCGAATAAGCACTGTGTATTCATTCCAGTGAGTGAATACACGGAGCAATATCGCTCGTAACCGAACAGGAGCGAAGACCTGTTCTGGTTAGATTGAGAAATCATCCCTTGATAGTCTTGCCGCTCTATATGGGCGGCATTCTTTTTGCCTGGAGGAATGATGCGTAAAGTTGAATGTAAGACAATTACTTATGAGTACCACGAAGGTAATCGTAGCGAAGTGGTTACAACGCGAGAAGGATTGTTTCATCAGTGGGGCTCTGATTACGAGGAGTTTGAAACGGGGCCTGGAAATATGACGGTTGCCATTGTTGAATTTCCAGATGGCTCCGTCGAAACCTTCCTTCCATATCTTATTAAATTCATAGAAGCCGCCTGAGTGCGGCTTTTTCATATCTGCATATCAGTGCATTCATTTCGAGTGCAGCGCTATGCCAAACAATTTAAAAGGAGCACACCATGCAACAGTTCGCTATTGCAGGGGCGGCATCGGTTCGCCCTTTCGACCCTATCTTATCCGTACAGCATTCACGCCAGAACATCATCACCGGAGCAGACTTCAAGCAGCCTCGCGTTAAGAGCTTTCTGGAGCGTCTGGTTGAGTTTCTGAATCAGAAGGTGCAGCCGTGAGCATTGCAGATACCTGGTCAGAAGATGCCTTTGTGCGTCTTATGCAGGACATGTTGAAACAGCAGAAAGAGGATTCAGAAGATGTCGATTCCAGTAGAGCTTGCGAGAACTCCGGAGTTAAGCCGACTCAAGCGCCAGTGTCACATAACTGAGGCACTTTTCTGGAGGAAGATTGGCAACAAATCAATGAAGTCGTTTTGCCTTTATCAGGCACGAAGAGAGCGTATCAATAAAGGTTATTTCCTTGCTAACCCTCATGAACTCCCATTCTAAAAGGTAATTATCATGAAATTCGAAAAAGCCATGAGAAAGAAAGCCAAGCTACGGCTGGCACTTACCGGGCCAAGTGGATCAGGTAAAACATACAGCGCATTGCTGGTTGCCAAAGGGATTGGCGGCAAGATTGCTTTTATCGATACCGAGAAAGGAAGCGCATCACTTTATTCAGATGTGGCCGAGTTCGATGTGCTGGAATTGGATCCGCCATTCTCTCCTGAGCGCTTCATCGAGGCGATTAAGTCCGCAGAGGATGCTGGATATGACTCTCTGGTTATCGACAGCATCACGCACGAATGGGGCGGCGTCGGTGGCTGCCTTGAGCTGGTAGACACCATTGCCAAAGCAAAATATCGCGGTAACAGCTGGTCAGCATGGAGCGAGATTAACCCGCGACATCGCTTGTTCCTCGACGCAATTTTGCGTTCGCCTATGCATATCATCGCAACCATGCGCAGCAAGACTGAGACAGCCCAGGTTGAAGAGAACGGCCGCAAGAAGGTCGCCAAGCTTGGCATGAAGTCAGAGCAGCGTGACGGCGTTGAATACGAGTTCACTACCGTACTGGATATCGCGCATGAAACACATCATGCGATCGCCAGCAAAGACCGTACAAAACTCTTCTCTAACTCAGACCCTGTAATCCTCAGCGAGGAAACCGGCAAGCAACTTCTTAACTGGCTGGAGTCAGGCGTAAATCCTCACGAAGAAACGCTTAAATCATTCGTTGATATGGCTGGCAATGCACAAAGTATGGATGAACTTAAGCCGTTGTTTGAAGAGGCATGGAGAACGCTTCGCGGCACCGAATACCAGTCAAAAGCAAAAGAGGTTTACGACGCTCGTAAATCAGATTTCGAACCAGCAGATAAGGCGGCATAAATGGCTAGCAGAGGCGTTAACAAGGTAATTATCGTAGGTAGATTAGGGCAAGATCCGGAGGTGCGATATGCACCTTCCGGTGCTGCATTTGCCAACATGACCGTAGCCACATCGGAACAGTGGCGAGACAAGCAGACGGGCGAGCAGAAAGAGCAAACAGAATGGCACCGTGTGGTGCTGAGCGGAAAGCTGGCTGAGATTGCTGGCGAATACCTTCGGAAGGGCTCTGAGGTGTATCTGGAAGGAAAGCTGCGGACTCGCAAATGGACAGATCAGTCAGGCGTTGAAAAGTACACCACAGAGGTTCTGGTTGGTGTTGGCGGAACGCTGCAAATGCTTGGCGGTAAGCGAGAAGCGGATAGCCAGCCAAAGCAGCAAAATAGCCAGCCGCAACAGCCTAAACAGGCTAGCGAACCACCAATGGATTTCGACGACTCCGACATTCCTTTTTAAGGGGTAACTATGAAGACCTGTTCCAGATGCCATCAGCAGAAGGAAGAAAGGGACTTTCAGATTAGAAGAGCATCCAATGATGGATTGACAGCCGCATGCCGAGCTTGCCTTGCTGAATATGACAAGAAAAGAGATGCATTGCCACATCGAGCATCAGCCAGAATGGAGTATCAGCGATCAGAACGAGGCAAAGCACGGAGTAACGCAGCCAAAAAGCAGTTCATTCTGCGAAACCCATGGAAAAGAAAAGCCCACATCATCGTGGGCAATTTTTTACGCGATGGAAAGCTAATCAGGCCATCAAAATGCGAGAGCTGCGGAACCGAATGCAAACCTCAGGCTCACCACTGCGACTACAGCAAGCCAACAGATGTTATGTGGCTATGTAAAGCCTGCCATGTTGAATGGCATAAGCACTTCAAACCTTCCTACCCAGAAGACCTAGAAGCAGCATAACCACCACCTGAACATTCTATTTCACCTCACGGAGGCGGCATAACTTCGCCTCCAGTTTAAGGATTAAGCCATGTCACCTGATGAAAATGGTTACTTCCGTGCGCCTAAAAAACTGGAATCGAAGGACGAAGTTATTGCCCGGATATGCGCTGGTCTGGAGCTTTATTACCTGCAGAAAGAGAGCGGAACTCTGCCAAAGGATGAACGCACACCTGAGCAGATTCAGGATGCGCAGGACGATTACTGGATAGAGAAGCTCACCAGGAAGTACGAGTCAAAACTCTGGCATGACAACTTCATGGCCTCCTTCTCTCCTGGCTGGGAATCAGTCGGACCTAAACAACCATCAAGATGCAATGACCGTGACCGTGTTTACTACGGCCGATTTGGTCATGTCAGAATGGACTGAGGAAACCATTATGAAACTCAATATCGAAGTCGGCAGTAAATATGTAATCACCGGAACTAAGTTTGACCTCGCTCTTAGCGAAAAGAAAACAGTAACAGACGAAAAGAGCAAGAACTTTGGCAACGAAATTACCTCCCGCCTCGGATACTTCAGCACCTTCGACAAGCTTGTGAAAGAGCTTTGCCACAAAGAGATTCTGGAATCCGAAGCTCAGTCGCTTGCTGAGCTAAAAACTCACATCGACGACCTGTCTATCGAACTGGCAGAAGGCGTTAACGACTTTCTGGAGCGTGCACAATGATCGGATTAACTTACGACCCATTCATTCAACCCCAAGAGCTCATCGCAGGCCACCGCTTCAAACCCATCAACGATATCCCACGCGAAGAAATGCTGAAGAAGAACTCATTCCCGAGCGTCAACGAGAACAAATTCCTGACGGCGTGGCTGAAGCAGAGGGCGAAGAAATGAGCGTGAATACTATGAATGACGACCATATCGCAGCCATGAACAGCATCAATGCCATCATCTCGATTCTTGGCTCAAGCGATACGCTTGGCATTTCAGAACAAGTTGCAGAACTGAAGGCGCAACGCGATTCCCTGGCTGCGGAGAATGCGGGGCTGAAGTCCGCAGCATTGGACGAAATTGAGGTTATCAATCGTGGTGGTCAGGCATATTGCGTGAAAGATGGCATGTCAGTGAGTCCGCTATACGCGAGGGGATGGAACGACTATCGGGCCAAATCGCTGTCAGTAGAAACCCCGGCGACCGATGCTTTCCTGGCTGAAGTGCGGGCCAGTGAACTTGATAGCCTGGCCGGTGTGGCTGAGACGATGTTAGTCAAGTTCTCCAACCAGCAATGTTCATCCGATATGCATGAGGTTGTTGGATGGAAAATGGTTCTCCAGCAGGTTAGTGATCGCGCCGCCCAGCTTCGCAAAGGAGTGCAGTCATGAGCAAGTTAACGGCTAAGCAAATTGAAGTTTTGTCGTGTGTTAGCAAAGGTGGAAAGCCATACGCAATGTGGCGACAAACTCTCAACGCTTTACTGCGCAAGGGGCTGATAACCAGAACCGTTATCGGATATTCAATTACAGCGAATGGAATCGACGCAATTAAGCAGGAGGCCGCCCAATGAGCAACATCGACAAACGCGCATTACGTGAAGCGGCGGAGAAGGCGACTGAAAGTGATTGGATAGTGGATGCCCATGAAGGATGGCACGCAGTCATTCCCGTCGCTGACGCTGTGAACGGTAACTACATCATTGCAGAGTTCCAGGGGCCAGAATCAAAGCGCAATCGTGATTTTGTTGCAGCTGCCAATCCCGTCACCGTGCTGTCTCTGCTGGATGAGCTGGACGCTAAAAATAGGAGCTGGGCCGCGCAGGATGACCATATCAACCAGCAGGCTGACCGAATTGAATCGCTGGAGAAGAAGAACGGCGATCTTGGTAGGGCGCTGGGGGCAGCGGAGAAGCGTATTGCTGAGCTGGTGGCGTTAGCGAATGGCGTAAAGCAGTTCTCAGAATTTCAGATTTGCCATTACGGCGCGTCTGAGGACTACGCGAAAGGCTACATAGACTGTCAGAACAATTACAACAAAATACTGTTCGCCGCTGGCACAGCTAAAGGAGAGTGAGCATGTCTACAAACGAAATTCTCATCGTTAACAAAATTGGGCGCGCTGATGGCGATTACGGATGCTACTGCCCTCACTGCGGAAAGCCGATGTTCTTCAGCGAGGATGATCTGGATGATATTCGCGGCTCTCAATACCAGCACTCTCGCGTTATAAGCCTCATGACAGGTGAGCGGTGTGATGGCTGGCTAGAAGTGTCAGCTGATGCCGGTTTCTCACGCATTCTTTTCGATCAGGGTGAGGAATAACTCATGAGCACAATTACCAAAAAACAGCGCGCAGAGCTGCGCATGAAGTTCGGCGGTCGCTGTGCTTATTGCGGGTGCGAGCTGCCAGAAAAAGGCTGGCACGCTGACCATGTAGAGGCAGCTCTCCGCAAGTGGGAATTTGGAGAGCGCCAGAAAGATGGAACGCGGCGCACTGTCGCTACCGGCGAATTCTTTAGGCCACAAAACGATACGTTTGAAAATCTGTTCCCGGCCTGCGCACCGTGCAATCTGTTTAAAGCGACCTTCACTGTTGAAGGTTTCCGTGAGCAGATAACAGCTCAGGCAGAACGTGCCCGCGCCTACAGCGTTAATTTCCGTACAGCCGAACGCTTTGGACTGGTTGAAGTTATCAATAAGCCGGTTGTGTTCTGGTTTGAGCAGTATCAGGAAGGAGCGACAGCATGAGCACAATTACCAAGGAATTCACCAAAGAGCAGTTGATTGATTTTGCTACAGCAATTCTGGATGTTGAGAAAGCAATGGCAAGCCATGATTTATCCGGAAGGGAGTCCAAGGCTATTGCTGCGATATTTGAAATCGCGCTGGCATCGCTCGAAGCTGAGGCTGTGGCGTGGGATTACGAGCGGGCGTCATGCATCACTAGCGAAGGTCCGCAGGGATTTAAACGCGTCATTGAACATGAG